TCATGGAATAATGTTTTATAATGCTCTGTAATCGCTAGATCATTATGTATAGTAACTAACCATGAATCATCATCACATTGTTCACACCAACCAAATACATTATCTTCTGTTAAATCACAATAATGTACTTCAATTTCCTTCTCCTTAAATATATGTTTATGTGTGCCATGTTCAATGAAATACTTATATGCTTTAAAAGCAATATAATGATTGCTATTGTTATCACCTGATATGTAAATATTCATGGTAAATGTTCATTAATGTTAATATCTTCTTCAAAAAATATACTTCCATCACTTCCATACATTATCTGTTTCCATTGATTATCCTCTTGTTTATATACTTCTAAGCACTGTAATTTACCATCTGGGGTATTAGTTTCCCAGACTCTTGTGTATCCTTGATGTGTATCATCATAAAGAAATCCATTACCTAATATACATTTAATGAATCTCTTTTCAGTTAGGTTAGTAACACTCATTGTGCTAAATCTGGGTTTGCTCCTATTATCCTTGCTTTAGGATTTCTTGCTTTTGCTGTATCAATAGCATCATTTCTATTAACAGCATGTACTTCTTCATAAAATGTTGTGCCACCAACATATAAATGTACTTTCCATTTCATTGTTACTTAACCTCCTTACTTACAGTGGATTTAGTTGAAGAATTGGGTTTAAATACTAAATCATTCTTATAATAATCACTTACAATTTCCCTTCTTTTATTTAATAACTCAGCATACTTATCTTTTTGTGCTGGTGTAAATTGAAAGAATTGATTAACATATTCTTTCTTTAATTGTGTGAGTTCTTTTAATACTTTAGAGGATGACATAGTAATAAGAATTAAGGACAGTTAGAGAGGCATTTAGATACCTTACAGAGGACATTTATGCCCTCACTCTATTAAAATTTGCTTGTGAAAATACCTCCCTGTAGATGAGTTTAAATGTGCCATAATCATTAGACATAACAAAACCCTCATGCCCAACTTCTTCACCATTAATATAACAATCTACCTCATTATATGTGGCAATATGTAACATAAACTCATGCTTAATTGACTGGACTAATTTCCACAATCTAAGCACATTTATATCTACATGATGATAATCAGCAAGTGCTATTAATGTTAAATCATCAACTTGTAATCCACTTGCTATGATACTATTAAGACTAATAATTACCTTCTTAGCAGTAGTATTATCCATGTAATCTGCTGCTCCTGATATAACTTGAGCATATTCACAAAGTGATACTATATCACTCAAATCAGTATCACAATCTACAAATGGACAGAACCAAAATATATCCTCATCACTATCAATTTCAACACAATCTTTCAAGAAAGAAATGTAATCTAATTGATAAGAAATAGCATTTCTTAAATCACCAACAGCAGTGTATCTTGTGTGTGGTGAGATGATAAGTTTCTGCTCAATTGTATCAGCAAAACTATATGCTATTGTGTTGGGTTGATAAACATTATCACCACCAAATCCTACAAAATCACCTTGATAAATGTGTTTTGTTCTTGGTAGTTCATCAAAACATTGATGTAAAATGTTAGCAACCTTCTTAATATGACCATGATTCTTATCAATATCTTGATGAGATTCATTAATCATTATTTTAACTTTGTTGAATACTGATTTAGTACCAACAAAGAAATTACCAGTCGCAGGATTAGTTCCCCATACAATTGCTGGAGATCCATCTACTTTAACTGATAAATTACCCTTAGAAGTAAACCATTTTAATACTGATAAATCACCAGTTAAAACAGAATCTTCAGGGTGATTGATGTGAGTATTTTTCATAGTTTTATTATAAAATAAAAAAGCACCCTAAGCAAGGGTGCTTGTGACAGTTTATGAACTGGTCTTAGTTCCAAACTGTTTATTAAATGCTGATGTAACATAGTCAATGGATTTAGTTACATAAGGTGAAACATAATTGTAACCCTTAACTAAATCTTCCCAGAGTTGTTGTGTCTCAAACTGATGGATTTGCCATCTATTCTTAACATCTTGTAAATACTGATCTCTGGAGATTAATGATACTTCAGGTTTCACTTTAACTGGTGTTTCTGCCACTTTCACTTCCTCAATTTGTGTTACTTTATTTACACTTTTGGGAGTTACTGTGGTTTTCTTTGTAACAACAGTTCTGGGAGATTTCTTAGCAGTAGTAGATTTAACTGCTGATGTTCTTCTCCTAGTTGCCATAAAATAAAAATGCAAAGTGTTATAAAGTGTTGAAAGACTAGGGGTAGTAAATTACTCTAACATCATGTCTCTGCTTCTAAGTCAGAGTAGTTAGAAACCTAGTGATCCCTCAACATTTATATAATAGCAAATATTTCATCCAGTGGGGGAAATAGTGGACAGAATGTTGACTGGCACACGCTCTTGAATTAGGTTGTTATACTCTTCATGCAACTCACATCCAATATAATACCTACCCAAACTCCTTGCTACAGCAGCAGTTGTGCCACTTCCCATAAATGGATCAAGGACAATATCATCTTTTTCACTACCTGCTAATATACATGGTTTAATTAACTCTTCAGGGTAAGTTGCAAAGTGCGCACCTTTATATGGTTTCTTATTAATACTCCAAACTGATCTTTTATTTGCCTTTGAGTATGATTTAGTAAGACCAGAATGAGGTTGTAAACCTGTACCTTCATTGTGATATTTGCCATTAGTTCTATCTCTTGTTCCCCAATCTCTTGCAGGTTCTTTTATACTTTCATTGTCATAATAATAGTATTTGTTCTTACTTAAGAGGAAGATATATTCATGTGATTTAGTACATCTATCTCTTACACTTTCAGGCATTGGATTAGGTTTATGCCAGATAATATCTTGTCTTAAATACCATCCATCTGCTCTTAATGCAAATGCTAACATCCAAGGAATACCAATTAAATCTTTATCTTTATATCCTACAAGTTTATTACTTCTTCTTGGTGTAGTTTCAGGTAAATCTTGTCTATTACCAGCAAATGTTTGTTTAGGTATGCAACCATCTTTCCTATAATTATAATAACTATCACCAATATTCAACCACAATGTACCATCATCTGTTAGGTTATCTCTTACTAACCTAAAGACATTTACCATCTCTTCAATATATTCTTCTGGTGATTGTTCTTGCCCTATTTGATTATCTTCTCCACCATAATCTCTTAAACCATAGTAAGGTGGAGATGTCACACAGCACCTTGCTTTTTCATCAAATTGTTTAAGAGTTTCTCTACAATCACCAAATAAAATTGTATCTTTCACTAATAAAATCTCTCCCCATTATAATCTTTACCTACCTCAACTTCAACTGCATCAAATATTCTAAGCAATGATTGTGCAAATATTCTATACCCACTCCCAACATATAACTGTCCAAAAACAACAGAAATAGTTGCAATTCCCCAGAATAAGTAATAGAATCTTGACTTAACTTGGTTTCTTACTTTCTCTTTACTAAGCATAATAAATGACCTATCATATACATTATTACATGAAAAAACCCCCATGTCAAGCATGAGGGTTTTGAATTGTTTATTACATTAGGATGTCTTTGCAAATAGTTTTACAACTTGATTGATCATCTTCACATTCAATTAGACAGTTGAAGTAATCGTTAACTAACTCCCTATCTTCTGATTCTTGGGACATTTCTATTTCTCTCCATGATGCTAATTGATTGAATGACATAAGATTGTGCATAAAATCCTCTCTAATAATTAACACATAACCAGTAAGGTTTGGTTACATCTTGTTCCCCAATTCTATCATTATTTATATGTTTTGTCAGCAAATTTACACATTTATGATACATTTCTCAAATATGTATTAATACCTAGCAGGAATTTGACTGTAACTATCTGTATCTAATGGACGATCTTGTGATTTATACATTGCTGCTAATCTATCCTCTTCTTTCTTCTCTTCTTTCTGTATTTGTGCTAATTCTTTATAATGTGCCTCAACTCTTCTGTTTTTAACATATTCTAATTCATGCCAATTATCTTTATTACATAATAATAATGTATGAATATTTTTATGTCTCATTGGTTTCCCAGAAGTATAAACACATTCTTTCTTTGGTTTAACACCAGTTTCTATAGTAATATACTGTGATAAAGGATTCCATCCATCTTTAACTCTTTTTTCATTATCTACAGGATCTCCTTTAAAATAAACCCATCCCTCTTCCCAGTCGCCATTTGGTCTTTTCCATATTACATAATCATCTACTTGTGGTTCATAAGTCATTTAAATACTCCAAAAATAAGATGTCTGCATTACGATCAAATGCCTCATAAATTAAATTTTCACCATCAATATTATACTCTGAATAGAGTGCATCTGCATCATCTAATCTATCAGATTGTGCAAGAAATGATAATCTTTCATTCCAATAAGTATCTAGTTCTTTTAAACAACGTTTGTTAGTTTGATTCATTTTACAGAAATAGCAGGTTTACCTTGTTCAAAAATAGTATCAACAACTGCATTGACTCTCTTTGATGTACTAATACCAACCTTATCATACACTGGAATGGACACAATGCCAAACTGTTTGTTAACGTTTCCTTTCCTAATTACTCTACCAATAGTTTGACTAATAGTAGTAAAATTCATAGACCTAAGAAACAATACTGCTTCCAGTCCATTAACATTTATGCCTTCAGATAGTATGCTATGATGTAACACAACAAATCTAGTATTATCCTTACCCCAAGTATTTAATGTCTCAAAGAACTTAACTCTACTCACTTTAATTCCATTAATAACTGCACCAGTTTTAGCAGTAATATACATCCAATTATATCCTCTACCCTGCAATTCTGTGCCTAATTTACTATCAGCAAATAACTTTACTATTTGTGAGGTTCTTCTGGCACAAATTAATATCTTATCTACAGAATTAGAATCAATACTAGACAATATATTATCAGCATCATCTTCACAAGTTATCTTTCTATCTCTAATCATTTCACATTGATTAACTACTACTTTAGGTGGTAGTATCACACCAGCATCTACTAACTCTGGTGCTGGAACTTGTTCAATAACTTTACCATATACTTCCTCATTATTCATACCTCTTTCATCATTATTGCTATGATGAGGAGTAGCAGTAAAGAAGAAACACCTACGATTATTTGTAGTTGCAAAAAATCTAGTAGCAGTGTGAAAATGTTGCTGAACACTGTTATGTGCCTCATCAAAGTATATTGTATTTACAGGAATACCAGACTGTTGTATTCTATGTAATGAATGATATGTTGTAAAGATTAAACCATTTTCACCAAATAATTGATTCTTACAAAACCAATTACCAATATCATTTGGTTTAGTTGTAGAATAATGTTCTGTCTCACCACTGTGAACGTGCATAACTTTTACATTATCAATAATTTTTAAAAAATCACTTGATAATTGTTGTGCTAATAATATTCTGGGTGCTACAACTACAATGGTATTATAACCTTCAACAAATTGTCTCTGTGCATCAGTAATCATGCACATAGTTTTACCACCACCAGTAGGCACAATCACCTGACCTTTAGTGGTTTGAATCATTGTGTTAACAATCCTCTCTTGATGAGGACGTAATTTAATCATAAATTTCCCTCAATGAAACTAATATAATGCATCCTCCAGTGGATTGGGAGATTTAGGTGACACTTCTTCAACTGTCACATCTATTCTATTCTTAGCAATTTTACAATAATGTTTATTTAATTCTATTCCAATAAATTCTCTATTTTGTTTAATTGCTGCTACTCCTGTAGTACCAGAACCACAAAAAGGATCTAATACTATACAATTAACTGGACAATATATTCTAATAAGATATTCCATTAAACTAACAGGTTTAACTGTTGGATGATCATTATTATCTCCCTTTTCTTTTCTTGTTGCTCTAGGAGCATAGAAATACTTCTGTTCATTACTACCAACATCACCTATTATATTTGATGGATACCTACCATCAGGATTAGCATCAACAGTTCCAAACTCTTTTTGTGTGCCTGTTGTTTTACCTTGTCTACCAAATGTTCTACGTTTAGCACCACCCTTCACCCATCCTTTAGGTGGTTCTTTATCCCATGCTATTCTAGTAGTATCAGTATCAATTAAACCACAACCCCATTTCTCATGGTTACTCTTTAATGATCCTAGATATGGTTTCTGAGCAACAACTATTGGTTCATGGGCAGGTTTCAATCTATTATGTTTTGGCATCTTAGTTGTAGTCATCCACATAATCTGATCTTTAACTATAAAACCAGCATCCTCCACACCTACTGCCATTCTATGATATAACTCTGGACTACAAAATGATAAACAAAACCCACCAGGTTTCATTGTACGATAGACTTCTCTCCATATATCAACTGTTGGTACTGAGTGATCCCACTCATCCATACCCATACCATAAGGAGGATCAGTTATACATGAATGAAAAAAGTTCTCTCCATAAGTGGAGAGAACTTCTAGACAATTACCATTTGTAATTGAGAACTTTTTGTTCACATCTTTCTCTGTCATTATGTGTGAAATAATCTTTCTTTCCTGCTCCATTTTGTACATACATGTTACGAATGTAGAAGTCAAATCCTCTATCATCCTCCCAATCTGGATCTTGTTGATGTAACTTAAGAACAGAATTTAATTCTTCAACTAAATTAGATAACTGCTCTCTCTTCTTATCAGTTACAACATCTTCAGCAAAGAATACTGTAGTATCATTATATCTCTTACTAGAGAAAATGTAAACTACTCCTTCCTTTGGTAAACCACCATTATAGGTAGGATATGTTTGCTTAGAAGATTTACACTCAATGTCAACAGTTCTACCGTTGTCAAGTGTTACCCTAAAATCAGGACTTGCCTGTATTCCATTAGGTTGAGATTCATAAGTGAAACCATACTTTATAAGTAGTGCTTCAACTTGTTGTTCATGTAATGGATTGTCTTGCGAATTAGACTTGTATGGAAGTGTAAGAACTTCACACCAAAACTTATTCATTAAGTTTGTCATTTATTCTCTAACTCTAAGAGTTAATTGAATTTACTCCTAAATTATAATTTAAAATATAAACTATGTCAACAGTCTATTGTGCCACTTTCTCAAGTGCCACCATCTTTTTAAAACTCCCCTCTAAATTATAATATAACTTATAATTTTCTGTTAC